TAACATCGGAAATCCAAGCATTAGCTAGTCTCCATTGGTCGAGGATGTCACCTCTGTCTACACCAATTTGTGAGATTGTAACATTTCCTAGTGCTCTAGTAGCGTCGGCCTTTGTAATTGTTTGTGAACCTGCATCAGCAGTTGTTGGCCAGTTGTAACCAGAAGTTCTTAAAACTTGTAAGAAGGTATGTGACATATCAGGGTTGCCACCATCAACATAAGTTAAATCAATTGGAGACCATGTAACACGGGCTGGGTAATTAAAAGTATGGTTGATGAATTTATGCTCATGGTTTCCCAATGTCCAAGAAGGTCTTGTTACAGTCTTCGCAAAGAACTGTGCACCATCTAATTCACCGACTTCGATTAACCATCTAAATTTTCTTTTTGGCTCTAAGCCAGCGTCATTCCAAAATGTTGCCATACTTTTAATCTCCTATATGTGCTTATGTTGTAAATAGTGTTTTAATTATAAACACTCCTGAATTATTTTATCAATCATCGAACGCAGCGCCACTTCTCATAATTGAGAAATCGAGTGCGATAAATTCGATTGACTTAGCTGGCTTTAGAAGCACCTTGGCGTACATGATGTTTCTATCGCGAAGCTCTGGAGTCGTTGTTGACTCGTCAAGAACTAGCTTGTAATCCTCAAGGCCAAACCGTGTCTTAACACTTGCTAATAGAGGCTCGGCGCGGCCGGTGAATCTATTCCAAGTTGTTTGTACGTTTTGGTCGAAGAGAATTCCGTTTGCAATTCTTGAGATTTCCTTCTTGAGGAAGATCATTAGTCTTCTGACATTGATTCTGTCTAGGGCTGAAGACTTGATTTGAGTTGTCTTCTGTCCGAAGATTACTAGACCCTCTGATGGGAAGGAAGCGATTGGGTTGATTCTATTCTCATAGAGATCATCTCTTTGGTCAGAGGTTAGCTTCTCTCTTGCGGAAACCACAGAGAGACCAGCGGAGCCTTCTGAGAGGCCTCCTCTGTTGAAGCCAGCCGGTGCGAACCAAAGCTCTGAGTTAGCTGCGCTTGATCCCATTGTACCTAGGGCTACTACAGAAGGTGGAACCCAAAGTAGCTGACCTGCGTTAGGATCTTTTGTTTGTACCCATGGGTAGTAAGCGCAAGCGTAGCTAGTGTTAAGCGCTCTTGCCTTCATATTGGTTACTGTAGTTGCAACAGAACCGATAGCTGGGAAGCTGCTTGGTAGACCCTCGTGGATTGGCTGATAGCCGCCCTTTGGATCGATAATAGCTAGTGCATCACCTCGGTTCTCGCAGAGGTCTGCAAGATCTTGTGTGAGGGCCTCGTTTGTAATACCTGGCATTACAGCGATGTTGAAGTCCATCTCTTCTGGATCTTTAATGACATCGAGAGCGCGCTTGATTGATGCTCTGGCGTAGTTTGTTGCAGCGGTTGAACCGTATCCAGAGTCTGTTCCGTCTAGAATAGTGTTTCTGAATGGATCTGCCTCTGTTACGTCTAGTCCGTCGAAGCCGCCATGTAGAACTGTTGTGAATCTATCAATTCCGGCGTCGAGAACTTTTTGGTATCCACCACTTACGTGTGAAAGTGATGTACCAGCAGCGTGTGAACCGGAAGTGTAGGTTCGGTGACGAACTGTGGCGCTAGCATCAGCGGATGGCGCGTCTGCAGCAACATCATCAAGAGTAAAGACGTATTGAGGAGTAGTTGTCGCACCGGCAGTGAAGGAGCCGATATCGGCCGCTTTAGCACGAACTAGGTCAACAATACTCTCGTCAACAACACTTGTTGAACCTGACTTAAGTAGGTTAACTCCTAAGTAAGCATCTTTAGGGTTACTAAATAGCTCTGGTGAGTTGGTAGCTGATCTTAATTCAATGCTTGGGAATTCGTATTTGATATCTACCTTGATTCCGCCGACGCTTACATCGTCTGCTGTACCCCCTGGAGAGTGCGCTAGACTTGTAGAGGTGACTGCACTACCTGTAGCATTAAGAATATCTGAGCTTTGGGATGCGCCGTCAATTGTGAAGTCGTTATGCTTGAGAGGTCCCTTTACGCCGAACGGTAGTGCCTCTTCGTCGACAGTGCCGTTGGTTACATTTGAACTCATGGAAACACGGATGTATTTCGAGTTATTTGGGTAGTCTCCCTTCTCCTTGTAGCGTCTTTCGGCTGAATCATACTCAATGTAACGATCGCCGATGACAGCAGCAATGTACTTCGGAGAGTTTGGATTTAAGTTTAATCCATCGAATCTCTCTAGAACATTCTTGCGACTATCAGTATCGCGAAGATCGCGGACTTCGACAGAGAAAGTACCGTATGGATCTGTCTCTCTATCTATCGGAGCACGAAGGCTTGAGATTGAAATCTTAACGCTTCTTTGGAGGTGCTCACCTTCGATGGCGAGTCCAACAAACTTGAATAACTCTGCTTGAGTCTCAACGTTGTAGCCACCGCCGCCGCCGATGTTTGCTAAGTCTTGCGAGATGAAGAAGCCAGTCTCGGCAGGTCGTGCCTCGATAGCTTCGAAATCTCCAAGCTCAGTAGACCCGGCTTTGAGGCCGAGCATGATACCGTGAGCATCAGACTCAGTAACTTTTGTAGCTACTGCCTTCTCGAAAGTCTCACCGAGCCAGTAGCCTTCTGTGTTGGCTTGAGTTTGTGAGTTTGTTCTGATTGGGTTTGTGTTGAAAACCTTTCTAATGTATTTGTCAGATGATGGATCAAAGTTGAATACATAAGCTTGAGTCACACCACCGTCTTCGACACTAAGCTTGAACTCTTTATTGCCTCCAGCTTCAGAATTAATCATAGTAGCATTTGAAGCGGTTGCGGCATCGGAGCGATCGCCACGTTGAGTTCCTGACAATGCAAGCCTAGCTCCATTTGAATACCAAATAGCTGCTAGGGTTCCTGTAAGGGAAGTGTCGGCTGAAGCGGAGTTAACAAGGAATAGACCGTAAGCACCGTCGCCACCAAGGTCGCCGGAGCCGATTGCGGGCACCTTCCAACCAGAAGCGCCGGCTGCTTGTGAAGTAGCTGCAGCGTCTTCGTCTTGTACACCTAGTACTCTAACGATTGTAACTGGTCCATTATTTTGGAGGTAAGCTCTGGCTGCGTAGCCGGCATATGTTGGAGCGCTGTGGTTACCGTTTCTCCAAACATCGCCGCCGCGGCCACCTGGCGTCGGCTCGCCGAAAATTTGAATGAACTCGTCCATGCTCTGGACCATTGTTGGTCGGAAAGCTGGACCTTTCTCTGTGCGTCCAATGATGACTGGGCCGATCGCATCGGCCGTGTCTGGTAATTCTGATTTATCGATTTCCTTTACGAAAACCCCTGGTGATACAAATTTAAACTTATCAACTGACATTATGTTTATCTCCTTTTAAAAACAAAAAGATGAGGCTTATTAAGCTTTTACTCTTATAAATAGTTATTGTTAATTCGAAAGTCCCTTTTTATGGTTTATAAAAACCTTCTTTTCCAATCTGTTCTGGTTTGTCACCGACGAGGACTCTTTCTCTATTAAACTTAAACTCAACGGCATTTTCGCGTTTAGAAATTTTAGGTCCATTGCCGTTCTCATCTGGAGCGAAGATGTAACCTAATGTATTCAACGTCATGGTTGTTTTGTAGGTTCTTTCTTCCTCGGCGATGTTGTTAATATTGTTGTCCGTGTCGAAGGAGGGATCGAAAAAGCTTTCATATCTATGACCATCTCTCTTTACCAAGAAATAATTATCTGGCCCGGGGCGTTCGAATGCAAGAAACGAGGACATTATCTCATTCATTTGCTGTTGGTACTCAGTTTGCACCGTAATACTGTATGTCATTTCCATATAAGTTGGTATTGGTATTGAGATTGTCTCATATACTACTTTTTTATTATCGCGGGGGCGATTTCTATCTGGCGAATCTACGTCTCTGCGTGATCTATAGGCATCTTTTGTGGCAAAATTAGAAGTTTTTTCTTGCTGAATCTTCCTCGCGATAGTTATTGCTCCGCCTTGGGCGCCAAATGTATTTTGTATTGGAGAGTAAAACCTGCCTCGTTTTGAAATTTCTTTTGAAATGTTTTTTCTCTCAATTGAAATAACAGGAAGTATTAGCACACCGTCTTTATCTCGGGCTTCTTTGTCGTCTCTAAACTTTGCTCTCTCCGGGCTGGCCCAAACAATTGGAGTTTTTTTCCAACCTTTGTTTGTCGTTACAAAGATATTTAAATCTTCGTTTAGCCAATCATATACAGCATAATCGATCGTCTCAATAGTAGAAGGCATTAGGTATTCTTCGTTTATTATTGTAGGGTCATCAACTTCTGTGTGTGAATAATCTTTTTTTTCATTACGAGGCATCGAATAGTCCCTCTCTTGATCTGATGCACTTAGCTGATATCTCAAACTTGTGATCTATCTGGCCAAATAATTGTTTTGTTTCGTTCAATGACACAATCTCATAGTAGAACTTGCCATATCCTACGAAGTCACCTTCGCGGACAAATAAATCTTGGTCTTCGGTTATTCTTCTTTTTTGAAAATGTATTGTTATCTCGTTTGTTTTATCTAAACCGTAATGGCTTGTCGATGTTTTTAGTCCATCCCACTCTATTAATGCATGTACTCTCACTGGAGAGAGGAAATTCTTGACAACTGCCTCGCCGTACAGAGGATGAAAGTCTGTTCTCTTTACGTCAATTGGATAATAGGTAATTTGTTGACCGATAACTCTTTCAACTAGCTCATCATTGACTTGTTTTACTAAGTCTCTCTCCTTTTCACCTAAGAATAGGGGAGGAGGGGGAGCATCGGGTCTTGACCATTTATCTTTCTCTGACAATTTACTATCTCCCCTTTATATTATCCGACATAGACACCATTTGGCACAGTTTTTAGTGCACGGTTGCCTGCTTCAATGGTTTCGGCCTCCATTTGGGCTATCTTGTTGTAAGTTAGCTCATCTAGAACTGTCTTGAGTTCTTCTCGAAGCTTGCTCTTCCTTGGCTTGGCTTAGTAGGTCGCTAGCGTTTAATGTGACAGAATCGCCTGGAATTGGAATAGTGGCAAACTTGCCTCTGATCTGACCAAGCATTTCTTTAGTTACGGCTAGGGCAAACCTTCTAATCCATTGTTTGCCGATACTATTGATATTCTCAAATGGAATATTAGCAAACGGCATAGTGTTTAGGTTGTTGATGCCATCAACATTGCTGGTTTGACCTTCCTCGTTCTCTGACCAGGCATCATCTGGAATCGTAAACTGTACCCAGATCTCATTTGGCGAGCCAGAGTTTGGCTCGGGAAAGATTCTTAGTTTGTTATTCTTTAATTCAAAAGAATAGTGTGAATTTCTTGTGTAAATTGCATCTTCATATTGAACTGCTTGTAATTATTTTGCCATGGCGGGATTACTTCAAATGTAGAGTCATCAGCATACATACCATAGGTTGACATGTTGCCAACTGTGTTTAGTCCTCCAAAGTATCCATAGAATCTCCACATGGCGTGAGGTGTTTTATAAAATACTTTCTTAACCTCAATTCTCTTACCGTTAACTAAACCACTAAATTCTGGATCTGATCCAATAATATCTTGAAGATCATAATCTTGCTGTTGTTGATTTACTGTAACCGATGCAGAGTACTCATTGACAAGCCCGTTTAGGCCTGCGTCTTGAGAAGCCCTGAAAGATACCCTCTTCGCATAACTAATATCAAATCTAGGATATTTTAAGCTAACGTGTGAGCCGCTAAGTGTTCCTGAGAGATCTCCAGCCATTAAAGCACCGTTGTGATCAAAGGTGCCTGTTGTGTGTCCAAGGGCATTTGGAAGTGAATTTTTTCCTTGGTGAATATTAACTAAATAGGAGTACTCTAATACTGCGCTTTCATACGCTGTGTAGACATTTTCTTCTGTTAATTCTACATCAAGAACGTCTCCACCTAGCATCTTATATGTATAAGAAACTTGGTCTAGAGCACCAGAAACAAAGTTTTCATCATAAAAAGGATTATCACCCGTTGTTTGTGCATATATACCAAATGCATAACTGCTGGTATCTTGTGCTTTGGTAAGTGTTCCGGTGACAGGTAATATTACCGTACTGGTCTGGCTAATTGGTGTTAAAACGGGTGCGGACATTCATGAGATCCTCCTAATACTCTAATTAGTTTCTAATAATGGAAAACCCCACTCTAGATTTCTAGAGCGGGGCTTTCTTAAGTCATTATCGACCGGAAATATTATCCGATGAGATCTTGACAGACAACTAGACCGTACATATCAGGTCGAACCATCTTCTTAGCGTAACGAGTCATTACGCCCTTACGAGGTACGAAGTCCTCGGTGCCGAAGATGGTCGGTGTGACCTGTAGAGGGACGTATGGAGCGTAAACATATCCACTTTCGAGGAAGCTTCCGCCCTTACGGCCAACTAGTACAACGTTGCGTAAGAAGTAAGGATCTACGTATACATCCCACTTCTTGCTCAAGGCACCAACCTTGACAGCACCGACGGTACCGGAATCGGCATCGGCAGTTACGCTAGCACGGAATCCAGCAGTGAACTCAAGGATGTTGGCAACTTCAGGTGAAACCACGATGAAGTTAGCACCACCACGGAGAGTCTTGCGGTGAATTCTGGCTGAAACGTCGTTAATGGTCTCGACTAAAGTCTCATACCACTCTGAAACGGTACCAGTGAAGTCTGGTCCAGCAACGGCTGCGCCAACGGCGATGGCCTTGCCTGTCTCACGATCAAGGAAACGACCAGGACGGCGTGACCAGTAAAGGGTGCCGGCTGCTGCGCCTTGAACGAGATCGTTGAGAATCTCACGATCGATTTCTAGAGCAATTTGCTCAGAAAGGATGCTTGTAAGCTCAACTTCAGCATCAAGGTTGTGGTAAGCGTTAAGGTCTTGACCTAACTCTGGTGTCCACTTAGCCTTGAGCTTCTTGGTGATTGCAGTAACTGCAATGCTGTCGACCTTGATGTCGATCTCAGGGATAGCGTCCTCGCCCTCAAGTCCCCACGGTGTAGCACCGATTACGGAACCTAGAGCATTGGATGCATCAAAGTTATCTTCCATTGGGAAAGTAACTGTAACACGCTTGTTCTCAAGCTCGTTCTTAAGATCTTGAATGTCGTCAGCAGTAAGGCTTGAGCCTGTGCTTCAGAAGGTAGGTTGAATCAGCAGCAGTTGCGTCAAGAGCGTTTGTGCTCGCGCGAGCATTAGTTGCTGCACCACCAACAAGGTCGTTTAGACGACGAACGTGACGTGCGACTGTGTTGTTTACAGAGCTTGCGCCTGAAACGGCTGCTTGCGCTGCTGCAAGAGCAACAAGATTGTTGCGGTTGAGTAGCGAAAGACGTGAAGTACCGTCGTCAAGGCTGTCAGCACCTGTAACAGCACAAACAACAACACCTGAGCCTGAAAGATCAGGATCGAAGCGGCAAAGCTTGCTGAGACTTGTCTCAACCATACCACCACCGAGTAGTGCGTTTGTTACTGCGTTAGCAGCATCGTCATTGTCACCAGAACCAACGTTACCAGAAGCGATTGGTACTAGGTGGAATGTAGCTGAACCTGTTGGTGAAGCATGACCGTTGTTAAGAGCGTAGAAGCCCTTCTCAGCGTTGTCATCGTCGAGGTTAACACCGCCAGTAAGCTGATTACCGACAACGCCGCCACCGTATAATGAATCACCAGCAGCTTGGCCACCACGGGCGCTGTTAAGCTGGAAGTCCATGAAGAAGATGAGGCCTGAAGGTAGGCTCATTGGTTGAACTGACACGAGGTCATTTGCAATTAGTCCACCGAATACACGACGGACGATAGGGAATGCGACTGATGCGAAGCCTTCGACATCGCCAGCAGCCATTGAAGAAGCTTCCTTAAGAAGCTGTGCGGCCTGGTTCTCTAGGAGACGGGCCATACCGTTACGGGAACTATCGTCATTGATACCCTCAAGAAGTCCGGTGCGCTCCCACTTTTCTAGTAGTGCGGTTCCTTCCTTTTGAACGTTTCTATGTACGATTCCCTCTGTTAGTTTATCTAAAACAGACATGTTAGAAATCCTCCATTGAATTAGTTAGTTTATGTCTTGAATTGATTACTCAATTCCTGCTAAGATTTTCCAACGTGAAGTAGCATTGCCATCTTGCTTGTTGGAATTTTGCTCTCTAGTTCTAGAAAGCAGCATTGTTGAAGAAGTCTTATTAACTGCCTCGCTCAGTGATTCTGCTGATGGCTTTCTTGATGTGCCACCCACTGCGCCTTGAAGCGTGTCATAAATGACCTTTGCTTCCTCAACGGTCTCGGCCTTAGACAAAGATTCGGCAAGCTGTGTTTTTTGCCGCTCATTCAGGGAGTTGTTTGTCAAAACCTTGTTTGTGTATAGAAGTTTTGCATTTGTAACATTTGACTCTTGTAGAGTGCTGGTTAAGTACTCAACACTTTCTTCAAATTTTGCAATCTTCTCTTGATTCTCTTCTAAAGTACTTTGAAGTGATGTGTTTGACTCTTGTAGATCCTTAACGGCCTTTCTTAGAGTCTCGTTCTCTTCTTTTACTTCATCGTCTTGTTCGCGAGCTAATAGTTGCTCGGCGTTTAACTCTACCTTTGATTGGGGAGTTCCGGCCCAGCCGCCCTTAACTGGCTTAATGTCGACAGTAAGACCTTCGATGATCTCCGCTAACATGTCCTCGTCAAGGTCTAGCTCTGGTTCTTGGTTCACAGACTCTTCTAGGTTAAGCTCGTTTTCGCCTTCGGCGCCAACAATATCTTCAGCAGCCTGTTCGTGAGTTTCTCCGGCGCCTTCGCCGTTTCCAAGTAGATCATCCAGGTTAACAGTAACAACTTCATCGTCATCAGGACAGCCACATAGCTCTTCACCATCTGACCAAGCTCCTGGCATTTCATCAATGAGAGCCTCTTCGGCTTCATTAATAACGGCCTCTTCGGGCTCGTCTTGTTCTAGAAGCTGCTCAACTGCTTCTTTAATTTCGTCTGAGTATTTCTCAATGACGGCGCTCTCGGCATTCTTCATTGCAACTTCTTTCAACGCCTCGGCATCGATAACTGCTTGTTCTAGCATGGATGACATACAAAAAACTCCTTTTTAAAAATAAATTACCATAAGTAAGTAGTCATAATCTTTACTAAATTCCACTTTAACATTTATTGATAAATGTTTTAATCGTTAACTGTATCTAAATCTGTTATACCCGAACCGGTTAATGGATACATCTCTTTCGTCTCAATCCCGGTCAACTCTGCGTATACCTCGTAGGCTCCGGCGTTGCCTAGAGATGTGATATAGATTTCTTTACACTTAACATCAAAAGTAAAAGAATCCTTGTTGTCGACTAATGTCACGTAGTGTTTTCCTGTGCCGGCATCCCCAGTGTTCGGATGCGTAAAATAGATTTGTAGGTCTTGAGCGCTGCGACTCGTTACTATTACCTTTTTCGCGACCCTAGGAAAAGTGATTGTGTGTGTCACTCCCGAATCGATGCCTGTGGAACCTGTTAAAAACGGGTGTCCGCTTACTTGGTACGACCCAACGTGGCCGATACCTACATTATATTTGAAATGTCCTGGATTGTTGCTCATCTTCTAGCTCCTGCCTTTTTGTCGTATTTTTCTTGTCTAGCGCGTTCAGCTTTTTTTGCATTCCGCATTCTACTAAGTTTTGCCATTCTTCTTTTTAATGACGGTTTTTTGAAATATCTTCTATCTCTAAGCTCATCTAAAAGTTTAATCTTTTTAACTTTCTTTGTAAATTTTCTAATGAGTCTGCCAACGTCGCCGCGGGTTTCTTCTATATTTACTTCAACATTGTATGCGCGTGCCATTATAATACCTATATTAAATCTTTCCATTTGCCACCGGCGAGACCTAAAATGCCACCGATGTCAACTCCAGAATCGCCGGGGGCGACTCCACTAAGGGCTCCATGCCCGGGCTCTGGTGCGATTGTGTCTGAATCGACACCCTCGAATATATTAACTCCTCCGACTTTTGCAGATTCGTTTAGTCTTTTAATTCTCTCTTGCTTTTGCCTCTCCATCTCTTCTTCTCTTTTTTCAAGCTCTTCTGGAGATGGGCCTGTATCCTTCTTTATAGTGATCCCTTCGGTGACAACTCTTTGTGTCTGCATGCCGGCTAGGACTTCTGTGATAATTCCAGATAAAACGCCCTCTTCAAAAATGCATTCTTTAATACACTCCTTGATAAGCGGCTTGAGAGTTTTTTTTAATTCATTCTTTTTCATTATTCACCTAAAATGTCATCAAGTATATTATTAACTTTCTGCGCCCTGCTTGTAGACTTTTTGTTTTCCGAAAGTGCCATTGAAATTCTACTTCTATTTTGACCGTCTGGGTTCAAATAAGCTCCAGGGGTGGAGGGCTCTGAAACAATATCAAAACAAATAAGCTGAAAGTCATCTTCAACCATTATTGTGCCATTAGAACCTTCGGAAACAGAACCAAGTCCTCTAGATGAGATTCCTAGTTTAACACCAGATTTTAAAAGAGCTTTCAATACTTTTCCTGAAGGGGTATCTAAGACTTCAATCTTACCCATAACACTATCTCCGTCCCACCAAGTTTTAGAAACCAAGTGAGAGGAGTTTTTAAGGTTGACAACAGAATCGTCTGGGTGGTCTAGCTCTCCTAAAGCACGGCGCTCTGTAATTGCTTTTTGGTAGCTTTCCATTTCTCTTTGTAAAGTTTCTTTGCGATAGACGCGGCCGTTGCCATTTTTTGTGCCGGCCTTCTGGATTACTCCAACAAGGTAAACAGTACCATCGTCTACTTTACGCTTCTCGTCTTCAGTTAATACGGTTAAGTCGCAAATGCCGTCAGGGCATAATTGAAAATATTCTTGTAAAAGTTGTTTTGACACTTTTTAAGTTCCTCACTTAAGATTGGATTTTAGAGCTTCAAGTTGCTCTTCTAGTTGAGCGATTCGTGCGGCTGCATCGAACTCCTCTTCTACAGTTTCTTCTTCCTCAACGACTTCTTCGGTAACTTCCTCAGTAGCCTCGTCGACTGTTTCCTCTGATACAGTCTTTTGTAATTCTTCTTTAATGATTTGTTTTAGTAGTGATCTAGTAAGTTTCATTTTGTTTTTCCTTGTTGTAAAATTTTATACGCAGGCATCACCTGCGCGAGTTAGCTACCCTTGCAGCAACGTCTTACTTCCGGTCGATTTTGTTTTCTCATTAGTTAAACTCTCTAATTTTATTCCGTGGTCTCCGAACACCATATTAAAAATATACGACGTTCCGGAGCTTAAACATCCCAATAGGAATGCGTTTATTAAATTATAGTCAAAACTAAATAGTTCTGTTAAGCCATTAATTCCAAAAAGATATACACCAACCCAGAAGCCCATACACATTGGACATTTAAATAATTCTCCTAATCTGCCGTGGGTTGGACGAACTAAGTTTAAGATACTGCCATAAACTAATATTTGAGTTAGCCCGTAGGCGCAGAGGATAAAATATATTAAAGACATGCGATTAGCTCTTAAACTCTATAAATACTGGAGATGCCGTAAGGTGCGTTAGTACCAGGTCGTAGTGATCCCTTTTGAGCATCGTGTCGTTCTGGATCAAACTCTGATGAGTCCTCTGGTCCGGGCTCGGCTAATCTCTCTTCTTCTGCCTTTTCAAAAGCCTTTTCAAATTCTAGGTATGGTCTTTCTTCCTCTAGGAATTTGCCAATGCCAAAAAGCGCAACTTGAGTAGTATTATACTTATTGCTTTCTAAAATTTTAGCTTCCATGGAAGAATATACATTTCCGCCTTGGACAGAATCTTGAGATACGATTCCCTTTTTAAACAAGTAGGAAAAAAGGCGGCTCTGGGCCTCGTATACATCGTCGCCTAGGACATCCTTTGCAAACGTTACAATTTTTTTGTTGGAGGGCATTAGTACAATATCAATATCTTTGTGGTCAAAAATCAAAACATTTCCGTCAAGTGTACGGCGGGCCTTTAAATCCATCTTGATTGATGCATCCGGCTTTTCATGCTCGTCTACTGTAATTCGGATTACTTCTCTTTTAGGTTGTGATATTTTAATATTAATTGCCATTGTTATTGATCTCTTCGGCTAGGTGTTGTATTTTAAGTATCTTTTTAATTAATTTAGAATCAATAGTTTTATTTTTAAAATCGTCAATTGTTTCTAATAATTTTGAAGTCTTATCTTGTAGCACGTTATCCTCAGCAAAATCATCGTTGCTGATAGAGCTTTTAATGGTGCTTCTTAGTCTTCCTATTTCTTCATTCAAGAATAGTTTAAGCTCGATACCATTATCTACAAAAGATGTAACATATTTATTTAAAAGATTCTGCTGTTGTTCTGATAAATTTTCTGAGTATGTTTCATTGAACTTATTAATGAAAGTATTAAGCACGAGCTTATCTGATGGCACCTGAGCAACAGCTTTTTGCTCTTCCTCTTTAATAGAGATGTGCTCACAAATTGAATTTTCAAGAATAACTTTTTTCTTAGGTGCAAGCTTTGTATTAAAAATCTGATAGAGCGTTGCTATATTTTTGTAGTTCGGCACAAAGTTTGAAAAAGTGTCTTTTGATAATTCTTTATTCACTACATTTATTAATGCGCTCTGTTCTACAAAAATCTTCTCTTTGTCTAAATTTGTGTGTTGAGACTTCGCCTCTACAATAACCTTTTCGGCTAACTTAGACTCAATGCTTTCGTTGTCTAGGACGCTTTTATAAATTTCAAGCTCTTTTGAAAGTTCAGAACCCTTTTGAAAATGCTCTTTTATGATAGCCAAAACCTTTTGTTTTCTATTCATATCTTTATTGATGACTGCTTTAGTCATCTCTCTTACTAAACTTTCAAAAAGAAACGCTGTGTTTCTTTTCTTATTGTGCTTCAATTTCATTTTTTAGACTCCAGATCTTTAATAAGGGCTTTAATATCTGTATTTAATTGGAAAATTTTCTTTTCCTCATCATTATAATTAGGCTCTTGATTTTCAAATAGTCCCTTTGCCGTATTTCTTAAAGGTTTAAGGCCTGGAAATTTATAATCTTTACCTGTCATTGTAGGTATGCCGGAAGTTGATAGATAGTTTCTTCGGCGGCCTTGCATATCGTTACCGTACTTTGTTTTAGCGCCGCCAGTCTTAGGGCGATCTGGCATATACCACTTACCCTTAGACTTATCTGTTGTCGATGCTACATTAACTCCAAATACGTTTTTCTTTGTGACCTTCATTGGATCATCTGGACTGTCACGTTTAGCTGGCGCGGCGAGGAGAACGTCATCGGCGCCTGCGGGCTCTTCGGCTCCGGGCTCTTCAGCGCCGAGGTCCTCTTCTCCACCTAGTTCTTCGCCGCCGAGCGCGCCTAATTCTTCGCCTCCGAGGTCACCCAAACCTCCTGCTCCGCCTAGGCCTAGATCATCTCCACCCTCACCTTCTGGTGCTGTAATCTCTTCGATTGCTTTCTCCAGTGAAGCTTCGAACTTCTTATCGTAGAACATTTCTCTCTGCGATCGTAAGAATTGCTCTTCAGATAAATTAAATAGGTGATCAGCGACCCAGCGCTTGCTAAAGTATCCTTCTGTGGCCGTGCTAGCGACTTCGAACTTTGTTCTCCAATGTTCTAGCTCTTGTAGCTCAGCCAGCTTTGACGGGTTGTTTAATTGCAGGGTGAATGAAACTAAGTCGTTTCCTCTATATCCTAATGTGAAAAGATGAATTACTCCGATTTTCTCTAACTCTGCTAAGACTGATCTTTGTAATCTTTGGATAGTTCTAGCAAAGCGAATATCTTTTTGAGCTAAGGTTGTCTTATCTTCTTCTGCGCCCTCCGATCTAGAAAGGTAAGAAGCAGGAACCTTTAAGGCTGCAAAAAGTTTATCTCTTAAATACTTAATATCGTCAATATCACCAGTGTAAGAGCCGCCGGCTAGAGTCTCTACTCTTGAAGAGGTGTCGCCCCTGGTTGGAATAAAGTAATCCTCTTCCACGCTCATTGGATTGTAACGTAGGTCAACGCGGCCAGTTGTTTCATCAACAATCTGATTGCGCTTCATTTGGGTCATGACCTTTTGCATGTATTGTTCTACGTCTTGTGGGTTAATATTACCTACATCGACATAAAAAACGCGTCGCTCTGGTGAGCGAACAATGCGGTAAGCCATTACTGCGTCTTCCATAAGAGTTAACTGGCGCCAAATTCTTCTGGCGGGCTCTAAGATAGAAGTTCCATATGGAGCATATTTGTCATTACCAAGAATTCTAAAATGTGCGATCTGCCAGTTTTCAAAAGTTAACCCACCTGAGTTCCACTGGTACTGTACATAATTTGGATTTGTTCTATCCTCGCCTTCTAATCTTTCGATCTCATTTTGCGGCAGACCCATCGCATGCTTAATACCTTGTTCCTCGTCAATGTCTAGATATAAGAAAAAATCTCCAAACTTGCACATAGAACGACACCAACCGAAAAGGTTAAACTCCAAATTAAGAACATTATGATATAGATTGTCTAAAACTGTCTTAATTTCTTCGTTAGCGCACTTAATGTGAAGCATATCCTGTAGACCGCTGCAAGTAGTCATCTCATCTGCATATATATCCATTGCAGAAGCGATCTCTGGGGTATATTCCATTTGATCAAAGTCGATATAACGCTCTACGCGGCTCTGAACCGACATATAGTTCGTTGTCATTGAGTCGTAAGGGTTGTATTCTTCCTTCTTGAAGGATTGACCAGATGCTGACTTAAACTTGTGGTGATCTAGTTGTCTTCTTTGGAATCGTCGGGGCATTTGCCTCCGATAATTAACAATCGGTCCAGATAAAAGCCTAGTTAGCTTTCTGAATAGTTTATTTTCTGGATTACGTGGGTTGTTTTGCTTTTTTTGGTCAGCCATTTTTTATCCTTTTAATAACCACGAGTATTCTTGATATTGTTTTGCGATATCGCCTTTCTTTACTGCTTTGTGTCCAATCATTCCCGGTATTGATGTGTTAATCTTTGTTGTGGCTTGGCTCATAGTAGTTAAAAACGCTTTATTGTATGCTAATTCCCTTTCATTAACTGTAAATGCGGTGTCCTTTACCCAACATCCAATAGCGAAAGACATTATTAAATCGTCGTTGAATCCTCTCATCGCTTGCGGGCGGCTATTCTGCCACACAAACGTCTTCATCTCATTATATATTCTTTTAGAATATATTTTAACTAGTTTATTTCTAATGAATTCTTCCATTTTAGCAATTATTAGAGGCCTAGTGTTCTTAGACATTGTAAACCCTGGAACAGCATTAGATGTTCTCTCTGCGGTAAGGGGGTCCACATACTCATGAGAAGATTTATATGAATAGTACAAGTTTGGATATAATGTTTCTTCTAATTTTGTAAGAACAGTCCAGCCTACTGAGTTGTTCTCGACTGATATCATGCAATTGCCGTATTCTTTTCCTGCCTCGCCGACAAAATTAGCAAAGATATCCGGCGTAGCCTTGCCGCGATACTCTGCGATGATCTCCATAGTTTCGATCTTGAATATGTGAAATGCAGAATAGTCCTTTCCATCACCACGAGCGACGTCGGCAGATAAAAGATAGGTAAACTCTGGATTATATTCCTCCCAAATCCAGAAATTTCTATCAAACCCAGTCTTATACTTGGGATCTTTTAAATTAGCCGCAATAAGCTCTAGGTCTTCCGAATGAAACACTGTTTCACCAGACATGTTGAAGTTGCACTCAAGCTCCTGAGCAATTTGTCTGCGAGACATGTTTTTTGTTTCTTCATCAAACCAAGATATGTCGCGGTCTGGGTGTACATCCCAAGGCAAGACAACATTATTAAACTTATTGGTCTTTTCTTCAGACTCCACAAAGGTCTTATGAAACCAGTTACCAACGCCGTTCGGCGTAGAAAGCGCGATGCAACGACCACCAGTTGATAGAGTAGGGTATAGACCTGTCCAAAGCTCGTCGAGGCCTTCTACGTGCGCTGCCTCGTCAATCACCAACAAAGATAACGCCTCTGAACGTCCAGCATCGCCCGAAGTTGAAGAAGCTTTAATTTGTGAGCCGTTTGATAACTCAAAAGAAGTGCGGTTATCTACAGAAATCGTAGCAATTTGCATCCAAGTTGGTAAATTCTTAATGATTTGCTTTACCTTTTTAACAAGGTTCGCTGCAGTTCCGAATTTAGTAGCGATGACAAGGATATTCTTGTCTCGATGATACATCATAAGCCAGACAACATAAGCTGCAGTGATAGTAGAAATACCTAACTGCCTTGCTTTTAAGATAATGTTGAAACGGTGATCATTGAAGTCCTTAATAAGGTCTTCCTGGTAATCAAACATCTTAAAAGGAATTAAACCTTTCAGCGGGTGAGAGATCTTGGCATAATTATTGATAAAATAGTTAGGATCCTTGCCAGATCTTACAATCTCTTTTAACGTTTCTTCTCTTGTAAGCTCGAAAGCCATGTTGTTTAACTCTCAGACGGCTTCTGATTCTTATTCTCGGGGTCGCTTCCCCAGCCGCCGGCGTCGAGGAAACTCTTAAAGCTTGCTTCAAGGCGGTCTTCGCTCTCTTCTGTTAAATCTTCGACGTCTTCAAGACCTCCGATTCTAAATTTCTTTTGAGCGTTTACGAATACTCTAACTCTAGAAGTAGATTGTACTAAGACGTCTGCGTCACCATCTGGAGTTAAAGTAACAGAATTTCCTGTAAGCTTCTTATACTTCTTCTTTAGATGATCGGCAATGTCTTGTAGTGTTTGTTCCATCTCAGCCTCGAAACCACCTGCATATACTTCTTTTAATTTAATATCTGACTGATAGTTTACTATACAATGATTTCCTGACAGCTTGATCTTAAACCCATCCATAGTTCTAGAGTCAAAGACTGGATGTCCTTCATCTCTCTTGAGGCCTAGATCAACACGTTCGCCGTTATCATCTAGTGCTCCATCATAACAGTCGGCTGCAGCTTGTGCGAGGCCTCTTAAAACTTCTAAGTTAACTTGTGACATTTATTTATCTCCTATGTCTGGGCGCCAACCCTGTAGCCATCTTTCTTCTCTATTTTCTACGTACTTAATATAACAATTAGCGCAACAATTATATTTAGCCATGTAAACATCATCTTCTAAATTAAAAGAATAGGTCTTACAGGTCGGGCAAACTCTTTTTATTTCTCTACTAACTAGTTTTTTAGGAACTAAAACACCATTGATTTCAACCTTTTCTGTTTGTTGTTCTTTTTCTAGGTGTTTTTTGTCTAATGTTTTTAATTGTTCGAGATATTCTTTTTCTCTTTCCTCGGACCAATTGGCCATTGGATTAAGTATGGCTTCATTCCCATACTTTCTAGATATTGCTTTTTCTAATCTTGCTATGTAATCTAAGTCTTTAGGCATAGATAAACCTTTTTTATTTTATAACATAAATAGATAGATAATTTAACAAAATTCTTAAAAAGCAAAACCCGCTCAGATCCGAAAACCTGAGCGGGTCTCATCCGACGAATCGAAATTAACCGGAACAGTAACCGAAGTTACTTATTTTTTGAGCAAAGACTCCTTAAGTTCATCAATCTGAGATTGTTGTTCTTGAATTTGTGTTTGCTGTGTTTTAATAGCCTCAACTAATACTGATGTAAGTTTAGCATAATCAATACCAAGGTTACCGTCACCGTTGCCATAGACAACTTCTGGTACCGCTTGTTTCATTTCTTGTGCTAAGAAGCCTACTTCAGGATTACCTGAGCTACTCTTGAGATTATACGTAACCCCTCTCATCGACATAACTTTGTCAATAGGGTTTGAGATAACCTCAATATTTTCTTTCAGAGTCGCATCTGAATACGTGATATAAACGCCGGCCTTGATCGTGTCGTTTTCGCCGAGGAGTACATCACCAGTAATAGACGCGCCTTGAGAAGCAGTTAACTGGCCTGTTATTGTTGTTATGCCGGCAATAGCGACATCTCCAACAATCCTTGCACCGTTAGATGCAGTTAGTTGAGCATTAACAGTAGTAACACCACTGAAAGTAGTTCTTTGAGCAAAAGT